TAAATAATAATATTATAATTTATACAGTAAAAACAAAAAGAGAATTATCTCAAACAAATCAACCACTAGATGTTACTAGATATAAACCAAGTATAAAAAAATTATCTGATATAATTACATTTAATAATAAAGAATTTAGTTCAAAAATAAAAAAAGTAAATGACACGTTTTTAGAAAGTTATTTAAGTAATCCAAAATTAAACAATATTTCTTTAACTTTTTTAAATAAAAATTATAAACCAGCAAATTATCAAGATGATACTATTGTGAATGTTGTTTTCTTTTTATATAATGCAGTAGGGTATGATACTGGTTCAGCTAAAATCGTTACTGATTATTGGGAAGAACCAGATTTAATTAAACCTTTAAAAAATACTCAAATCATAAAATCATCAACTTTAAATTTATCAGCAATTAGTCCAAATACTACATTTAATATCGAATTTACAAAAAAAGATACTTATATTGAAAAAATTGTAACTGTAAAATATATTAAAAAAACAAAAACGCTATTTATTGAAAAACCCAATTCTTCTATACCTAAAATAAAAAAAGAAAGTTTTTGGGAATTTGTAAATGCATCTATAGGAAAACCTTATCAAAAAGGAAATACAACTAAAAAAACAGTGGATGATGCTCCTGTATATATAAAAACCGTTCCTACTTCCTTCCAAATAAAACAATTTGCTACAACTATGTTAACAGATTCTGGTGACATTTTAACAACAAAAAAGGGAGATACTTATCTTTTAGGATAACTTGTTTTTTTGTTTTTTTAAATAAATAATCGTATGGCTAATAAAACTTTTGGAGATTTACCAGTAAGAAGTAATATAACTACGGATGATTTTTTCATAACTAATAGAGATAAACAAGATCCTTCACCAGAGGGGAGAATTTCATTTGATATTTTAAAAAAAACCATTCATAATGGCTTGATCGTAAAAAATGCTGTATATAATACAGATAAAAAGGTTAATGTTACCATAAAAAACAATACTTTGGACATTAGAACAGATAAAAATGAATTGATAACATTTAAAGACGATTCAAAAAACGTTTATGGAATTTTACAAATATCTTGTAATAGAAACGGTAACACACCAATAGAAAATAGTGTTGTTTGTTTATTTGATTTGGTGTGGAAGCCTGCTGCAAAAAACAAGTTAAACGTAACTATATTTGAGAACCAAAATCTTGTTATATCAAATAATCCTAGTAGTGTTACTAATAATACTTGTTTATTCATACCTCCATTTATCCCTACTTCTTCTGGTAATTTTACATTAAGTGTCAGATTTACTCAAACTATTCAGTCATCATGTCAGATAAATTCAGACCTTTGGCTTTTAGAAACACAATAATAAACTATTATGAATAATAATATATCATGGAACACAATAAGAGAAATAAGAAATTATTTTTTAAAACAATCTGATTGGACACAATTTGATGATGTCGGTATGTCTGATCAAGAAAAAAATAAATGGAAAGAATACAGATTGAGATTGAGAGATATAACAAAAACATTTAGGGTTCCTACTGAAGTTGTTTGGCCGATATCACCGGAAATAGAAAAATTACATGAACAAAAACCCTTATCTGCAATATAGACATTCTGAAGGATTAGGTGATTTGATTGCCTGTACACTTCATAGTAAATTTATTTTACCATTAACAAAGTTATTAACTGGTTCTGAAGAAATATGCCTTGCTTGTAATAAAAGAAGACAATCACTGAATTATATTTTTCCAATTCCTTTTTGGAAAATTTTTTTTGAAAATTATGATAAAAAAATAGAAGATTTTCAAAAATATTTTATTTTGGAAGAAGAAAAAAAAGAACAAGATAATAATATAATAATACAAGCTGAAGAGGTTATAAAAGACGTTATAATATTAGAAGAAAAAGAAAAGTCTATTCCAGAATATAAAATATTGAGCGAGTCTTCTACTGAAATTGATGATTATATAATTAAAACAATAATTTACAAGAAACAATGATAAACACATATATATCACAAAATATTGAAGTAGAAAAAAATAATATAAATAATTTTTCATCATATCTTTGTAACTTTTTAAGTTCACTTAAAATTCTTCATTGGTATTCTACTGATTATAACTTTCATAAACTTGTTGGTAAATTTTATCAAGAATTTGATTATTTATTTGATTCTTTGATGGAAGAAATAATAGGAGTTTGTAATAGTAAAAATATATCTTTTTCTGTGTATTCTCCAGAAGTTGTTTTAAAAAAAGATAATGATTCAAAATGTTTGATTGGTCAAATAGATGATCTTTTCTATATGATAGAAAATTTAGAGAAAACTATAAAAAGTAATGAAATGGAGAATTTCACAAAATCATCATATAATGGAATAAATAATTTAATAGAGGAACTATTATCTTTGTGTAACAAAGTAAGGTATTTAGTTTCTATGTTAGAAAAAACTGATCAAAAAACCAATCTTATACCGCTTAAAGATATTGGTGAATAAAGAGAAGAAGAAACTCCGTTACTATAAGTTAAATATTTTTCTGTTGATTCTTTTATAAAACTTCTATAGCCAGCTTCATTTTCAATAAATACATCTATCGAACCTCCTGTATTTATTGATGAGAATGGAAGAGAAAATGTTAGTGTCTCATCATCCAAAATTTCAAATGATGATACAGGGTATCCATAAAAGCTAGGATAGTGTGGTTCTAATGCTGTTAAGCCAGCGAACGGGCTTAATAACTGTGGTTCATATCCCATAAAACTACTATTGGATGCGCTTATATATACTGCTCTGGTAAATGATAAAAATTTACCAACAACATAGATCGCTCTGTTATTGGAATAAAATTCTATATTATTTTTTGTTATATTTAATGGACTTACCCATTGAACATGTGGTCTTGCTGATATGTTGATTGTAGATGTTTCGTATTGGTCTAAATCTGTTATAAGACCACAACCATTAATGTCAGAATCATCTGCTACTACAAAATCACTATTTATATAATAAATTTTCTTGTATGTTTCATTGTATTGTGTACTTTTAAAAAGCCAACCTTTTATTGTAAATGATGTGTCTGCTGTTATTCTAAATGATTGTGAAGGTGGTAAGTCTGTTGGATAAACTAGATTTACTGTTCCAGACCAAAGTATTTCTGTTCTTATCTCATAATCTTTATTGTATCCCACAGGCATTTTCCATGAAATAATAATATATTGGTCGCAATATGGAATAAAATTTGATAGAATTTGATCCATGTCTGTTTGATATTTCGTTATTATAGACATGTTTATTCCTATATTAATAGGAACTGGTTGTCTTATATATTTTATAAAATCCAAATCTCTTCCATATAAAGATTTTGCCTCAAGTTCAAACCCGTTATTTTTATTAAAGGTTCTTGTTCCGTCTCTCTGTAGAGATGCTATGTTTATAGCTATTGCTGGAACCGTTAAACCGCCTGGAGCTGGTGTTCTTAGGCTTTCTAATACTCTTTGTTTTGGAGCATATACAAATTTAACCTTTTGTTGATTGCTAAAATTTTCATCTTTATCAAATCTTTTAATAATTATATCATTAAAAGCTCCGGCAAACTGTTCAACAAGGGTTTGAATTTCTTTATTATAAGACCAACTTTTCACTTATATATTTAGTGTATTCTACTTAAAAAGTGTTTGGGTAAAGTGTTTTTATACTTTTTTATGGCTTTTGTGGCATTTCCATCTAATATATAGGTGATTGAATAATCATCTTTAGACCTTGTGCATCTACCAGACATTTGTATTAATGTATTAAGCATATAAAACATATATTGATCTGGATCAGATTCAAATTTTCTTTTTATTCTTTTTGAGCTTAATGGTAAAAATGGTGCTTTCAAAATAATCTGAAACCTGCCCAAATCTCCATCTAAACTTATTCCGGTATCTAATGATGGACTAACTAATACAGATGAGTTTTTATTCTCTTTATGGAGTTTTAATATGTCTTCATTCGATATGCCTTCTATTTTAAATAGAAATCTTGGATCATCTTTTAAAATAGAATATAATTTTTTAGTAATTTCATTGGTATGAGTATGGATTAATCCTTTGTAATCTTTGTGTGAATTACATATCTCCTGACATACATTTAAAATTTTATCTAGATCTTTGTTATTATTTTTATACGAAAGATTAAAAATACTTGAACAATATATTGGAGATTTTTTAGAATCGAATGGGGATTGAAGTTCTATGTATTCATACTCAGATTCATCTATACCCATCGTTTTAGCAAATTGTCTGTGATTGCTTAATGTTGCTGACATTAATAAAACTTTATCAGAAGATCCGAATATATAATTAAAAAGTTGTTTTATGTTATAGGGAACAAGAATAATTTTATCAGCCTTCATCTCTTCTATCAAATAATTGCACTCATACCAGTTTTCTATAGTATTTTTTAATGATGAATAAATTTTTGACAGTTTACTTATTTGATTAAGCTGTTGTAAATACAAATCACCTGTTTCAGATTTTTTAGATAAATTTAATGATTTCTTCTTTAATTTGTCTATTTCATTTTCTACTTGAGAAAAAATATCAATAATCCAAACCCTAACCTTTTCTATATTATCTTCTTTTATTTTTGTGAAAGAAATTCCACAGCTTTTTAAAAAGGAGTAATTTATTTCTAATGTAAAATGAGATACTAATTCATTTTCTATTCCATCTGCCTCGTCACATATAAAATATTCTCTTTTTTGTAAAAATGACCTTAAATTAAAAAAACTTTTATAATTTAAAATAGAAGTATTAAAATATATTGCTTTATTTTTTGCTTCATAATATGGACAAATACAAGAATCAAAACACGAATCTTTTACTTTTCTAGAATATACACACGGAGCAAATTCAGCCGTTTGTGATAAATCTACCTGACATTGATAATTGTTTTTACCCTTAAAAACATGAATATCATTAAAAATGTTTTGATATTGGTCTTGTAAAGACTTTGTTATCGTTAATATATAAGAACCATAATTTTCATATTCGGAATATTTTTGGTCATATACATAATTTCCGTTGGAATCCATTCTATATAACTCATAATTTTTTATGTCGTCCTTTCTTAGTTCATCTATGTTTTTTGATGAACTAGCTATTGATGTTGCTATATGACTTTTACCTATACCTGTAGGTAAACAGGCTATAATATATTTTTTACCAGAATTCCATGCTTTTTCTATTTTCTCAAATGCATCAATTTGAGATTGTCTTGGTTTAGAATCTTTTGGGAAAAATTTTAAAAATGTTGGTTCTTTAAATGTTTGCATTCCTTTGTAGGAGGATATCAACATTTATCTGTTTCTTCAAGCACAAACATGGTATATATGTAAAATCTGTTGTATTTTTTCCTGAATATCCTCTACCATAACACTTCTTACAAGAAGTTGATGGTTTTTTATTTAAAGGAATCTGGCCTTCTGGTAATAAATTAAAATCATTCAATAGAATATTATAATAATTTGCGTTGAACAAATTATAACAAATTAAAGTCTCTTTATTCATTTTTTATTGTTTCTATCATTAAAATAGAATCTCCGAATTTATTATTTTTTTTATTTTTTTCAAATATTTTTTGTAAAATATTCAAACTTTCTGGATAATATTTTGAAATTGTTTTAAATCTATAATCAAAATAAATCAAACCATCTTCTTCGTGATTTTCTAATGAATATGGTATTGGTATTTCAAACTTTTCTTTTTTATTGTTTTCTGTTAAAATATGAAAAACTAAATAAAAATTTCTTTGTACAAATAGTTCAATTTTACCTTTTTTAATTACTTTGTTTTTAATAATAAAATTAACAGTTCTTTGTAACAAAGAACTGCATGTTTTTTCCAAAAAAGAAGATGAAATATTCATTTTATTATAAAATTTTGTTTTTGTTTTCTGGTCATATTCCTCAATACCTTATCAAAATATTCCCAAAAAGTTTTTTGTGGATTTGTTGGAACAGCCATAACAACCATTGTATTTTCCACTGGTATATTTCTCCAATCTTGGAAAATAATATCAAAAACAGTCAAAAGGTTTTTTGAAGTTGTATTATATGGTGCTGACTTTGAAGGAACTACGAAGTTGAATGTCAGTTTTCCAATTTCTGAATTCAAAATTCTCATATCTCTTGTGCATAACATTCTTCTTGTTGGTATATTAGAAATTGTTTTATTTCTTCTTATAAACTTTAATTCAACTAGATGTGTTTCACACAAAGATTTAAGTCCATTCAAAGTAAGTTTATTCATTTTTCGATGAATTTTGGTTCACATACACCAAAAATTCTACTTTCACTTAAGAAAACAATATTTTTAATATCATTTATATTAGCTGCCTGAATTCCTTTGTCGTTTGGAAATACAATATGATGACCAACTTTAACTGTTTTACAATTAGGTCCAGCTAAAATAACCTTACCTACACGCCAAACAAAATTTACTGTATTTATAGGAACCCATAAAGACCCTCTTTTAATCTCTGTTCCGTCTTCATTTACATCTATGTATTGCACCATTAATATATCATCCAATACATTTGTAAGTTTCCAGCCGTCTAATTCCAAGGCATGACCTTGGTATTGCTCTAACTGTACTGTTCCACCGATTCTGTCTTCTAGGTTTGTTGGTCTTTGTATCATATATACTTTTATTTATGTGATGAATTTAATTCTTCAACTATTATTTTTTGTTGTTCTACTTCTCTTTTTGATATTTCTCTCTGTACATGTTCAAAACATACACTCGAATTGTTCTTTTGTTTCTTTTCTTTATTCTTTTTTATATAATCTATTTTTTTTGTATTTTTTGGAATTATTACTCTGTATAATTTTGCTACACGTTCATTGTCTGTATATATTGAATTTATATAATACCACCTGTTTAGCGTTTCATTAACGATATTTGAGTGGTCTGGACCAACCATACTTAACCACCTATTTAATAGGTAGGTAGAGCTTTTTTCTTGTAAATTAAGACCTGTTTTTGGTTTTTTTAAAATCCAATTAATTAAATCAAATATAGATTGACTCATGATGGTTTTACCAGTTCTAGAGAAATTGATTTGATGATTTCATAAAAAGACTCATCTATTTTTTTACTCAAGTCATCTATTTGTTTATCATTTAGTAAAAGTTTTCCGTTATTTAATCCAATATATCCTAGCGAGAAAACATTATCTGGTTGTTTTAACATTGAAAAATTTACTTCTTTTGTTTTTTTATTTTCTTGATAAACGAATATTGAATCATTTTCATTTAACTCAACTTTAGTATATACATTTAAATCTTGCAAGTTATTTTTAATTTTATTTAAAAATAATTTCTTAAAACATATATTTCCAAGTTGTCCTAAATTTGGAATTTCCCAACATATATTTATAGAATCATTGAATGTTGGGTAATCATGAAAGAAATAATCTTTATCAAACTGGATATTCATATCTCCTCTAAATATTACAACAACTCCATTTGGTTTGTAATCTTTCTCATAGAAATCATAACCAAATTTTTGTTTTAGTAATGAGCCATTAAATGTTATTTTGTTTTGTTTATATATCATAGTTTGTATTCTTCTTTAAATATAATGTTACTGTTTTCCCATTCTTGTGTCATCATACTATCACCCAATCCGTGATGAACAACATTTATTGGTAAAACTCCCACTTTAACTTTGTGTTTATTACAATTTAAACAAAAAGCCATATCATAATGGTGAAATTTAAATTTTTCATTAAATCTGGCTTCTGTTTTTAATAATTCTGAAACATTCACAGAAATAAATAATCCATCTATAATCAGTACTCTTCCACTGGTTGGACCAAACACAGATGTCCATATAAAATTATCTTTTTTATGAGAAACCTCACCCATCATATCACCTCTGTCACAACATAAGTGCCATGCTAATTTGTTTTTTGACAAATCACATGTTTTTGATCCAGCCAAACCTGTAACAACATAAGGAGATTCATTTAGTTTTTCAACTAAAAACAAATCATTTATTTCAAGGTCATCGTGCATAAAGACCAAAATATCATTTTTGTATTCTTCTATAAGATATGAGTTATATACTTCTGATAATCCTTTTTTGTTATCTTTTACTATTCTAACATCAAATTCAGAATCTGTATATAATTTGTGTAGTTTTTCTAATGTTCTATATATTGGTTTGTTTTGAAATTCATCAATCGTTTTACTTAAAGTACAAACAATAGCTATTATTTTTTTCATTGTTTTCAATATATTATATTATAAAAAATAAAAAATCAAGTTTTTACATTAAAAAAGAGTAAATATAAATATTATTCTATATAAATGAAGACTTCATCAAAAACAAAATTAAAAGTAGAAAAAATTATTAAAAAAAATTCAGGAAAAGGATTATTTGAGTCAAATAATCTTTTTGCTAAAACATTCCTTTTAAACATTTTAAAAGAACAAGATGAACAACCACAAAATCCAGAAAGCTTTACACCAGAAAAAAACAAGAAAGATTTTGAAAAATCTTTACAACCGGAAACTTCTGAAAAGCAATTTGATGTAGATGGAGTTTCTATTGAAGTTCATATAGAAAACATTAAGAAAATTAAAGAATTTTCAGATAAATTGAATGACTTTGCTGCTTATTTAAATGATCCTCATAGTACTGAAAGTTTACATAAAATTTTATCAGATAACGATAAACCAGGATCACTTCTTCGTGGTATAACCAGAAAAACCTCTGATGGCATAACAAGAGTTGCTGGTGAAATTGAAAAATTAAAAGAAGTTTTAAATTCATTTATTATTCTTGCTCCAAAGAAACTCAGAGATCAAGAACCAATAAGTGGTGGTGGTTAATTTGTAGGATAAATGTTGTTTATAATAAATTTATAATCTATACCATTCAAATTTTGTTTAATGCACCATTCATTCAAGTCTTTAAACTTACATCCTAGCGGCCACATATAAACATTTTCTTTGTTGTATACAAATTCTTTAATTTTCTCTTTAGCAGTTTGATCAACATATGGATTATCTAAAATCCATATTTTTTTATGGAACGGGTATCTTGATAATTGTTGTTTCTGTAATTCTGTTAAGTTTAATCCAGCTACACCAACGCCATTTTTAATAAACATAGAGTCTATTGGACCTTCTGTTAAGAAGATATAGTCAAATTCTTCATCAATATTGTTTATGTTAAATAAACTTTTTTCGCCTCCACTTTTACTTAAATATTTTGGAGAAGAACCATCTAAACATCTTGTTTGATAGAACAAAACTTTATTTTTATCAAAAAATGGTATACATAAACGGTTTTTGTGAATATAATCTTTAAAACTTATGTAAAATGATTCACATTTGTTTATCGCTGTATCTATTTTCCTTTCTTTTATATACGAAAGACATTTTTTAAGTATAAAATTGTCTTTATAATAAAAAATTTGAGAGTTGTCTTGTAAATTTATACTATCTAATGGCAAATCATTATATTTAACAGATTTTTGTTTTATATTTTGTGTAAAAATAACCTCTTCTGATGTTGATTCTTGTAAAATTTCATTTTTTAATTCGTCAACTGATGAATCAGATACTTCTAATATCCAAGAAAATGCATTCCATGATCTAGAACAATTAAAACAATAAAAACTTTGAGTTTTTGGATAAAAAAACAATCTTTTTCGTTTCCCAAAACTTTTACCCTCTTTACAAACAGGACATCCTGCGTTGTAAACGCCTTCAGTCTTTTTAAAACTTGGATTATGACTATAATTATAAAATTTCTTTAAAAGAAAAGAGTCTGGTATTTTCACACCAGACTCTTTTATCATTTTTTTAATGTAATGTCAATTATTAATAGTCTCTGTTCTTATATGGGTCGCTTTCAATAGCATCTCTAAAAGCAGCATCAACATCTTCATCTTCGTCTCTCAAATCGTCTTCTTTAAATGGTATACCTGTTTCTGGAATATCAAAATCATCATCTGTTACAGTTCCTAAAGTTTCTACTGTTTTTGTTTCTTTACTGACTTCAAAGTTTCCTTCTTCATTTTGAACTAGTTCTCCGGTAGAAATCAAAGAATCTACTATACTTTCAGCTGTCATTTCATTTCTACCCATTCTTCCTATAAGATAGCGAAGTATTTCTTCTTTTGACATAGAATCCGATGCTTGGACAGTCTGTAAAACTTTTTCTTTTATACCTTCGTTTTTAAATGGATTATCTTTAAATTCTGGTGAAAACTCATCATCACTTTCATCAGAGATTTCTTGTTCTGATGAGCTTTGTTCATGAGTATCTTTCATTTTTTGAATTAACCCCTGTAATTTAGAACTCCATCTAGTAGCTAAAGTAGACATCCCTTCTTTATTTCCTTTAAATCTTTCTCTGGTTATTTTATCCACCAGTGAGTTTATATCAGAATATCTCAAATAATCAATTCCGTCATTTTTAGTTTCTTCTAAATGAGTTGCTATTTCATCTAACATAGATTTAATATTATCTGTAGTCAAGTTTCCTAAATAGCCCTGACCTTTCCAACGTTCTATTGCTGGATCTATTATTGATTTGTAGTCATCTGATTCAGAATCTTCTAATTTATTTATAAGTTTTTCTACGTTAAAATTAACGTTTCCAAATCTTTGTTGTTTTGATATTGTTCCTTCTGACATCATCAAGGATTCAAACAATGTATCGAATTTAAGTTTTTTCATAAAATATAATATTATTTATCTCAAATTATTCCAGTTAATAAACTTTCATTTTCCCCATAGGGAGTTCCTTGTTCTGTTAAGTATAGTTTAGTCATCTGTACTCTTTCTTTCGGAGAACCAAAAATCTCAATAACGGCAGGACAATCCTCGGATGGAAATATTTTTCCCTCGGATTTATGGTAGGATGCAACAAATGTTTTAAATATATTATCAATTTCTTCTCTGTAAACCGGATCGTTATCCCTCTGTTCAGATTCGGTCATCTCAACAGGAGATACTTTTGTTAATGGTATAAAAAATATAATATCATAAAGTTTTAATGTTTCTCTAACTAAAACTCTTGTTTCATCTAAAAATTTTTCTGATACTTTATCCTTTAAAAACAACCAACTTGTATATGCCATATTGTCTAATACACATCTATCAAAAATAACATTTTCTTTTTTCGTGAATTGTGTTGCTTGATCTATTAAGCAGTTCAATATTTCTCTTTGAGAGTTTTCGTCTCCATTGGATGAATGGTTTAGGTTTTTTGATTTAATCAAATCTCTATATGTATTTGATGGAGTTTCATAATTAGTCCATTCATTACAAAAATCCTTTATATAAGTGCTTTTTCCTACACAAGATGTACCACAAACAGCTATTTTCATACAATATCCTCCTTTAAAATTTCTGGAAAGTTTAAAATAATTTTTGGTGTTATCTCATCAAAGTATGTATTTCCATTTTCGAGTAATGGGTTGTGGATAAAAATATTATTCAAACTCAAATTTGGAGTAGAATTTTTAATTTTTTGTGCAATTTCAAAAAGACTATCTATGTCATTTTTGTCCCAATTAGCACAAACATCACAACCTAACGAGAATAACAAACTTTCAGTAATGTATAAAAGTTCTTTTTCTGTAAAATTTAAATTTTCCATATATTAGAAGTTATAATCTATGGAATTTTCTTATAAAAGTCAAGATGTTTTTTCTGGCGGTATAGAATTTAATAATTCTTCTATTTTTGTTTTTTGACCTTTTATATTATCCACATCTTCTGATAATTTACTAATAATGTCTTTTACATTATCATCTTCTTTATCTAAAAAGTTTAATAATTTTATTATTTTATCTATCCAATTTTTATCTATAAGTCCTTTTTCATCTTCTTTGAGTGCTGATATTTCTTCATCTGGATCAAGTTTAGTAGAGACTGTTGCATTTTCTTGATCTTGTGATGCTGTATCGTCTTGTGTGTCATCCAATCCTTCAATAGGTTGTGTTTGGATTTGATTTTGCTCAACATTTTCTTGTTCAGACAATAATTCTTTTCTAATATTGTTATATACTTTTATAAAACTACTCATATTTTATATTTAGTGTTTTATGAACAATTTTTTGAATAAATATAAATAAATTATTATATGCAATACATAAAAACCCAAGGTCTTTTAATAGATACCGATAAAAAAGAATTTTCAGTCTTAACCGATGCTATTTCATTAAGTTCAAATACAAAACAATTTAGTTTATTTAATGGTGATGGTTTAACTGTAGATGCTGATAAAAAAACTTTTAATTTTCTAAATGGGGTTTTTACATTAAGTGCTGAATCAGATGCAAATCAATTTAAAATATTTGATAATGGTGTTGTAGACAAAAATTGTATTGGATTATTAAATACAGGAAGTAATACTTTAGATAAATCTGTATCTATAAATACATTAAACTCTACAATTTCTTCAAATTCTTTATCTATAAATTCAAAAAATTCAATATCAAAAAATAATTCTGTTTTGTTGGGTGGTTTAAACGAAGATATTGATAATTCGTTTTCGGTTTTGAGTAATTCTAATAAACTTTCTCTGTCCTCTATAAGTGTATTGTCTAATTCTTTGACAGCTTCGAATAAATCAGTATCAATTGGTGGAACTCAGAATACATTAAACAATTCTACCTCAT